TAGTTTTTTAATGATATCATATGTCTATTTAGTACAGACATAAAAAAAGCACTAGGCTTTTATACCTAGTGCTTGAAATTTTTCTTTATGTCAACTTATCGTATGATCTCTTCGAAGTTAGCATCAGTTCTTGTTGCCACAAACTCAACGATGATGAACTCGGCAGATCTTGTTGGCTTGAGTAACACTGTTGCTCTCAATTCGTTGTTATCAATTACTTCAGGAGTGTTAACTCTTTCGTCGGCAATAATCTGATAATCATAAACACCACCGTTTTGCTTTGCATATTCCATGATAGGAATCAAAGTGTTTTCGAATCGTGTTCTTGTGAACTCAGTGTTTGGCTCGAATAGGAAGTATTTGGAAACCTTCTTAGTTGGTCGCTCAAGTGTTAAGAACAATCTACGAACGTTAACTCTATCAAACGCACTTGGCTTTCTGCTTAGAGTCTTCTGTCCCATTACCACAACACCATCTGCTCTTGAGAAGAAGATTGGGTTTAGGTTAGACTTATAAAGTTCGTCACGCTGCTTCTGGTTGGGTTTAACAGCAATGTCTAGTACGTTACGCATAAGACCTCTATTAAAGCCAGCAGGGGCTATCCACGGGAATTCGTTGGCATCTGTTTGTGCGTAGATAGATCCTAAATGTGCAGAAAGTGGTGTCCAAATCTTTTGTCCTGTGAATTCATCATAAATCTTACCCCAGTTTGCATAAGCCGCAGCATATGAAGTGTTCTGGAATTCGAATTGGTGACGAGTTGCCCAGTAAATGTCCAATTGGAAATTACGTTGCTTGTTATCAATAATCTTATTATCTCTACCAGTTACATAGATGTGTCTTAGTGGATCTGCAATGAACATACAGTCACCACGACCACCAGTATTACTTGGTAGGTTACAGAAATTCTCAAACTTATTAAAGATTGTATTATAGTCTTCAATTAGATCAGAACTAACTTCCTTAGAAGTACGAATCTTATCAACTGCGTCCTTTAGAACTGTTCCATATGCGAATTCGTCATAAGTAACATCACCAGTAACACTTGCACTACCACTTGAAGCTGCCCAAATTGTACCTAGCCCTGCTTCAACCAATACATCAATGTCATAAACTTCGTCGTTCTTAATTGATTCCAACGCTCTAGTAACTTTATCTGGCATAATACCAAGTTTTTTGTCTGTAGTGTTTGATACGTTATAGTTACCTAATGCGTACATATTATCACTGAAACCAACTGCTGCTCCTACTGAGGAGAGAGCTGAATATGTAACTCCGTCAAGAGCTTCACCTGTTGCTGATACTGAACCATAGTTAGTAAGTAGTTCCTCAGTCATAACACGAATCTTCTTAGCTGGCACTCCATCAACTGCTGGGTTAAAGTTGTTAGCAATATATTCGTTAACATGAACTTCAATGTTTCTGTTGTCTGAGTCTACATATTCAAGGAATAGAGGTATTGAAGGTCCGCCATTTGGATTAAGTTCTTGTCTGTTTGGATCGATTGAACCAACAAATGCTGAGTCAAGAGTGTAATCAATCTTGAATGCTTCATTAGCATATTGAGATCTCTTCAACTTGAAGACACCAACACTTAGAAGATCATCATCTGTTCTTCCATCAATGTTGTAGTCAGTCACATTATCCATGATTTCTGAAATACTATTTGAAACTCCACCACTATCAGCGGTGAGGTTAAATTGAAGTGTGCCTTGTGGAACATCAGTATAAACATCTGACCCCGCTTGGGTCAATGCTTTAACCTGTGTGATGGACTTGTGATCAACTGAAGGATCAACCAATGTATTGTCAGATACACCAATGTAGAAACCTTCAAACTTCTCATTTACAGTAGTTTGAGCCTTATCGATGACAACCAATGCTGCTCCTGACAATGCTGATACTGCGCTAAATGATGTACCTGCTGTTGAACCCCACTCAAAACCACCTTCTTTGATAGCATCATACTCATCTTCTGTGATGGACATGTGTGATGGCTCACCAAGAACAATAGTACCTTCTGCAATCGAGAGGTCTGTTGATGCTGATACTGCACCACTTTCAATACTTCTTGCAGGATATGCAAGAATGCTATAGTTTGAGCCGAATCCATCGCCACTATCTTCTCCATAAGGAAGACGATATGTGTAAATCTGTGCTGGTGAATCAATAAGTTCTAAAATTGAGTGATAGAAATATCTTTCAGCACTGTTTTTTGGAACACCGTATATGCTCTCAAGTTCACCCTTCGACGTAATTTTAATTACCTCGTCGATTGGTCCTTGGTCTGCATAACCTGTCAAGAATATATTAGTTCCTACGTTCTGAGGAGCTATGAGAGAGAGATCTCTCTCACGAATCTCTACCGCTGGACTGTTAAAAGTTCTAGTTGCCATAAATGTATTTAATCATTTTCGATTAAAATTAAGGATGTTCCTTAAATAACTCCTCAGACAACAATTCAACGTGCATTTGTGAGAATAGAAAGTCGAATCCTGATATGATACGCATATCTCCCTCTGCTTGTTGATCAAATGTCAATCCTTTCAATGTTGTTGGAAATGCTTTAGTGAATGTCCACTTAATTCTCTTCTTACCAAACTCATCTAACCCGAAAATAGTAATGTTAGTTTGGTAATCTGAATATGATTGATCTACTGGCAAATTATCACTATTGTACTGTCCAGTCTTCTGATCATGTAGCAAGTTGATCCACTTGAATATACACCAATAGTTATTATATCCATTATCCACGGCAAAATCCACTGAAGTTGGCGGGAATGAATCTTTACTATGTGTGGAAAGATATAAGGTACTACCTACATTTCTAACTTCCACGCCTTTGACAGTGACATCTGGAATAGCTGTTTTAAATAGAGAATATTGCACACTGTCTGGAATAACTGTGGAATTCTTCCTATTATATTGCGTTTGGTCATCTTTGAGGATTACAGGTATATCAAACACCATCAAGAATTTGTCTTGAGTGGCTTGATTAAAATAGCTTTGCTTTACTTCCGTAGACATATATCTATTTATCAGTTAAACATATATTACCTTCAATATCAAAGATGTTATATGAATCCCCATTTATTTCAGCATTGTGGGCAATTTGTAGATTTGTGTACGACTCGACATCGGGAATAATTTTTTTAACTGTCGGATCAGTATATACCTCTTGTCCAGATGATCTATATTCATCTGTTGCAGAGCAATGATAATTAACTCCAGTCCACCCATATACAAAACTTGGTATATCTGAGTCTCTCAATAGTATTTTATTGGGATCAATCTTATTTTGAAACTCTTGATCTTCACCATTATTGCAGTCTAGAGCATATCCACCAACATCAAACCATAAACTCCTTCGAAATGACCAATTTCCCAAAGCTTGTTGATTGGGGCATAATTTCTCACAATACAAGGAGTGCATATTTTTATCTCTAATGAACTCAACATGTTTACTTTTTTTATATATTTCCATGTGACTCTTAATATAATTTGGCAGCATGATACAATCGTCATCTAATGTGAAAATTATGTCATGATATCCAAACTGAACCCCTAGATTTCTCTTATGGGGTAACAGAATTTTTTCGCTAATATTCATTATGCGAACATTAGGTACATCACACTCAATAGATAAATTCTTCTGATCGTTTATTATCAATAATTCTACTTCATCATATGTCTGTTCTATGAATGATTGAACCACTCTACCCAAATATTCTACTCTATCGTATGTAGGAACTACAATCAATGCTCGCATGACCATATTTAGTCGGGAACTACCTCCCTATAGGTGAATATTGAACATTTGCTAAGTTTATCTCTACCAAATCTGAGAGGTATATAGATGTATCCTAATATTATCTCTCTTGTATTCTGATGAAGCTTAGTCCTTCAACTGTGACGTTGGTTGTATCTGAGTCATTTGAAACCCTCCAGTACATAATGTCGTTAGTGTCTAACTCTACACCCACATTGATGACGAAGAACGCAACATCACGACCACCTTGGAAGTTATTCACTGGTCGCCTCTGTAGTGTGTAATCTAACTCTACCTCAGAACTTGTTGAGTCATCCCACTTGAATACTTTTATTGATAGTTCGTCGTTTGCACCTCCGTCGATATTTAGGTTAGCTGTAACCTCAAACTCTCGCGGTGTGTCTCCTACGTGCTTCAATCCCCCACCAGCAGGTATCATCTCGAAATGCTGTAAGTCTCTCCCTAGCCATGTTCCATTTAATGGGTAGTATGCCCCAGATGTGGAAATGGTGGTTTGAGCCTCTAAAACTATCAAAGCTGTACCCCCAACATAGGTATTTGGGATTCCGTTGTTACCTTTCCAATAACAGGGTAGATCTGAGTTTAACAAGTTTGGTGAAACATTAGTATCACTGGCATCATACCCACCATCTCTAGTTATCTCACAACCTTTTAATTGCATTGTGCCAGAGTTTGGGAAGTTGATAGGCTTGAAATCTATGAGTGGCGCAAGTGTTGGGAGGTCGCAGTTAATATCCGTTATGAATCTGGAGTTCATTTGAAACAACGTGCCTTCTTTGAATAGAGGCTCTGTCATCGTTCCAGCAAGTGCGCGAACGATTGAGGTTGTGATTCTGAAGCCGCCTAACCATGTACCATGAAGAGTTAAGGAAGGAGAGCCACCGAAACGCCCTGTGCCATCTTCTAGTCCTTGTCTGTATTCGTAAATATCACCCAAACTTGTGCAGTCAATATAGTTGACGCGCAACAACTCGAAAGCATTGAAGCCTGTCGCATCATAAAGTTCGTAGACTTTAGAACCTGCGCCATCTGCCGTGATCTTTAGATCTTTCATTAAAAGATTGCCACTGCCGATAGCGATGGATTCAGATACAAACATGGTGTAGGCATCCTCAGATGATACCAAACCCGAAACATCAAAAGTGTCTCCAATGATAGATAGTCCAGTTGTAGGAACCGTGATTGACTGGTTGCCCATGTTGATAATCCCATCTAGCTTGTAAACTTTCGTGCTGTCTAAAACTCCGCTCAAGTCTGCTGCTGTCTTAACTAAGACTATATATTCTTGGTGTAGTTCTTCTAGAGTCACCCCAGAGTTTTTGATACTGTTGCCGCCTGCGCCTAATACTATTTCATTGTCGTTCATTTATGTTTCTATTTGGGGGTTTCCGAGTTCGTCGAATTGGATGTTTCCTAGTGTGTCAGTAATGTAATTATCAAATAATACTGGGGGTAATAAACTAGGATTTAGAACACCAGTTATACCCCACGGGGATGATGTGTTAATACTCGATATATTTGGTATAAGATTCATTACTATACATTATTTAGTTGATCACACACATTATTTATAATGCGCATCATTTTGATAAATATTAATATGTCAAATTATGAACATACAGATGACCCAAAATCATTCAAACAAGAACTCACCACAACTTTCACACAATTGAGTGCTCACGCATGTAGCGAGGTGTTAATTCTCAATAGGGCTGGAGGCAGCATTATGGTATTTGATAATAATAATTTTGGTGCAGATAATCACATCCTTCTATTAAATGGAGAGAGTATCATACTTCGTGGACTCAATAACTCTAATGAAGTAAGTGCTCAGACGTTAACTGCTACAGGTGATATCTACTATAGAGCAAATTACTTTAGTAACACGCCTTCACGTTAAAGGAAATACTTTTCCATTGCTGGATCATATTCTTCCCAACCAGAGTCTAATCCTTCAACACCGCCAGCTACTGGAACCCATCCTGCATCAACCATTGATTCATACTCAGTGTCAGATTCTGACGATTGTGTAAACATCACTGGCTGCACTGTAGGGTCTGATGTTCCATCCAAATCATTGTATAAAGAATTACTGACCATATAATCACCAAGTCCCATATCAATATCCGTTATTTCTAGAGGTTTTCCGTGATCATCCAACTTCTCGATTTCGAAGTATTCTTCAGTAATTTCATTATGTAGTATCATCAATGCCCATATCACAGACATAACTCTATCATCGTGTTTACCTTCTTCAGCTTTCCATGATCCATTCTTAGATCTGGCGAATGTTTTGAATTCTTCCAGAGTCTCAATATCTCTAAATGTAACTGCTCGTAATTCATTGATATAATATCTCTGATTGACAACACCCTTATATTTTGAGTTCTGGTTAGCTCTAATACCCATTGTACCAGCAGTACCTTTTGCATTTGCAGAATCTGCACCCCATGCAACTAATTTAGGGTATTTGTAATCGTAAAATAGACGCTCTACGACACCTACACCAGCAGCATTACGCTCAACTAGTGCTGGTGGTAGACCCCACTGTTCAAGGATCTCGTAGCATACATCAGCGAACTCATATGGAGATATTCTATTGTTGTGATATATGGCGACCTGTTCAATTTCCCTAAGATCTGTAATATCGAAAATTTGTATAACTGAAGCGTCTCTACCAACACCTTCAGCAATGTCTACGCCAGCAACATATAATCTATCTTGAGGTGCTGCACTTTTCCAGACTTTATAACAGTCATCCATGAAGAAACCTTTTGGTGGTAAACATTTCATCTTCATCTCTGCAAATAGTTCTTCATTCAATGTAGAGGACCCATCATCAAGGAATGTATTATCAAATTCTTGTAAAAATGATCTTAGACTTCCAAGAGCTGCAATTTGTTCTTCTCTCCATTCTTCATCACGTCCTGGGATATCATTCCATTCTATTCGATGAGGGTAGAAGCCATTTGTACCTGCAAGCGCATCTGCATAAAGTTTGTAGAAGAGATTACCTTTTCCATTTGGAGTGGATGCAACAACTACTTTTGATTTACTTGATCTTGAAATTGTTGGATATACAGCCTTCCAGAATTCATCAACAATGTGAGAATCGAGGAATGCCATCTCGTCAATAATCAACATGTTAAGTGATTTACCACGAATAGCGTTTGTTGTTGTGGCTGTGATACCAATAGATGAACCATTCCCAAATGTAGCAGATGTTTTCTGATATTCTACTGTGGCTGGCTTCAACCAGTTGGGAAGTTCTTCATATGCAAGACGAACACGTTTAAATATCTCCGCAGCAGTTGCTTCTTTGTTCGCAGCAATGATGATTGATTTATGATTGAAGAAACATGCTTCATGTAGTGCTGCAATAGTCATCAAGGTTGTTTTACCAGCCTGACGAGGACTTAGGAGAATATTGAATCTATTATCATTACAACCTGCAAGGATCTTCTTCTGAACATCATATAGATTGATATTTACCTTACCTTCATCAGGATCAATGATGTAGAAATAGTTCTCTGCAAAATATAACATGGAAGCTTTACACTTCTCAATCTCTTCATATTGTTCGGGTGTATATTCGAAGGTAGCATCTATTGTAGGGAGATGCTTATTACCCATATATCCTTGTTCAGCCATAATCTATTTTCTCATTTCTACCACGTAACCTTTTTTGGTTAGAAGTTTATATGTAGTAGTTGATCCAGACTCATAGATTCCAATTATCTTATAGTCTTCAACAGTATCAAAAAATCCCGCAGTATCTATATTTAGAGGAATTTTGAAATAATTTGTGTTTCCATTACTATATGTAATAAGAGCTTGTATGATTGTTGATAGAGAACTAGCCTCTGAATGAGGGTATATTACATGGTCATATAGTTGTCTAGCGAACGCAGATTCCTTCCCTCCGACAATACTCGGTATGACATTATTTGAGCCTAATATTTCACTAGCCTCAAACTCTTCAATAATCCCATCACCCCAGTCAATAACTAATGTGGTTGGTGGTATAGTCTCGTCAATACCACTCAAAGATATCCCAACAGTAGTGATATCATTTAAAGATATCTCTGGAAGTGTTTCTACATGGTTTGAGGAATTAGATGATAGTAATATTGTGTAAGTATTCATTAGATGATTAATATACCTCCTTGTGTTGATAATGGGGAGGATGATAATGTTATAGTTGTCGCAACTGACTGATAATCAGCGAAGAACATGGAATTCATACTATCGGTCGGTTTGTGAAGTTCATACTCAATGAAATCCACATCTGGGTATAAATTAAATTTATAATCGTGTAGATGGGGCATTCCATTCAAATCTTTTAGTAATGTAGTTAACGTAAATCTATTTGTGTGGGGAGAGAAGTTCATGTACACATCTGAGCAGTTGATATATTTAGTGGAAGTTTGTAATACTTCGAACTCATCTACATTTGATGAATTTAATGGGAATATCAATTCATTTGTGTTGCTAGGTATATTGTATTTAAATATAATAGGAACTGCTGAGAAATCGTTACCACTTATCTCGGTTGAGTTGGTGCTTAATGTGGAAAAATATACATCTCCTCCAAGTCTGAAGGTATTTGACAATTTATCAAACTCCCCAACATTCTCTCTTAATACAACTGGTGTAGTTCCACCCAAAATAAACGTGTCATCTATGGATAGGCTAATCTTATCGATTATTAGATAATTTCTAGTCTTGATGAATATAGTATCACTATAGATACTGAAATCAACCACATCGTTCGCAATTTCAACTGATGGGGCAT